ATTAGCCTGTCAACGAAGCCACGGCAAATTTTCTGTAATATCTATTTTCCCCTTGTCCAAGACCTTTACCAGCACGAGCGCCAGAAGCGTCATTATGCTCATATGGATTCGCAATGATGCCGTAGCGACTCGCAAAACCGATCTTAGGTGCAAAGCTGTCTTCACCAACTGCGCGGTACATTTCAAGCGGCAAGTATGGGCAGTAAAAGATACCAGCATCCCATGAGTTATCGCCTTTATAACCTACAGTCACGTAATCACGACCAGCATAAGGATCAATATAAACCTGATACTTGCCCATCAGAATACCAGCGTATGTGCCAGCAGTCGGATCAACGTTCATGTTTGATGCCAAAGCAGGATTGTAGTCAAGTACACCAGCCATGTTCAAAGCAGATGCTACGTTAGAGCTACAGATAACACGGTTAGCACGACCACGGCGGGTTTCGATAGCTACACGGTTTGCTTCCAGTTCGATTTGGAACAACAGACCTTTGAACTTCTCAACCAACCAACGACCGTCACTGTCAGCAGCCAGATCGAACAGACCCGGTACAGCAGTACTTTGAGCGCCAAGAACAGCAGCAACGTTGATTGTACGCAGGATTTCACGGTCAATTTCGGCAGTGATTTCTGTTGACAAAATGTTTGCAAGTTCAGTTTCGGCATCCATGTTGTGGGTGTTTTTCAAATCGTAAGCCAATTCACGAGAGAATTGAGCTTTCAATTTACGGCTTTTTACAGAAACGTCAGTACGTTCGATGCTGAATGCCATTTCGTTCCAAGCATCACCACTATCAGTACCAAGTGTCTGTGCATTGGCGGTGCTCATACCAGTACCAGTACCAGTGCCAGTAGTGGGATCACCAGCACCAAATGCATCAGCAGCGAAACCAGAGGTATCACCAGCTTGTGCGCCTGCACCAGAGAATGCGCTATTAGCTTCATCAAACAAAGCTTCTGTGCCAGTCTGATTGTTGTAACGTGCGCGCATTGCAAAGATCGAACCAGTAGGTCCAGTCATTGATTGTACACCGGTCAAGTCAAAAGCCATCAGCTTAGGCATGGAGCGACGAACCATTTTGATCAGAATAGGATCAAAGTTAGCAACGCCACCTGTTTGGTTAGTCGGGGTTTCAGATTCGTTCATACCCTGATTGTATCTGATTTGGTTTTCGATAACAGATTCTGTAACCTGACGACGATAATCATCATTGATGACCGGCGCTTTCTCGTCATTCATTACTTTGTCTACAGCTTCTTTAAGTAGCTTACTCATTGTTTAATCCTACCTTTCTTTGTAAAGTTATTAATTGTATTTATATAAGTCTATGTTCTAATTAAAGCTGACCAACAAAACTTTTCAGCCAAGCACTCTCATGAGTCTCATCTTTTTCATTCAAATCCTGATTTTCAAGAATTTTATCTTGCTCATCTTCCTCAACTTTCTTATCGCCAGTCTTAGGGAAATAAGATTCTTTCAATTGAGATACAGCAGATTCAAACTGATCTTGTGTTTTGAATTGCAGAGACTCAGAATAAGTAGTAAACTTTTCTTTCTGGCTTTCAGTCAGATCAGAACATACACGAGCGATAACGATAGACCGAGTTTGTTCATCAAGAGCTTCTTTCAATTCAACATTCTTTTCAGTCAGACTATCGAGTTTTGATTTAACTTTCTCAAAGTCTTTCTGCGTCTTCTCAACAATGCTATCAGACCCTTCTGGTACAGACAGATTGTGTGCTTCTGCCAGACCAACAAAACCTTTCAAGAAAGATTCAGCCAATTCAACTTTTACACCGGACTCAATAGCAATAGCATTTTCTTCTTGCCATTCATTTACAGCAGCGGTAAGATACTTACTAATGGTAGGCAGAACCTCTTCGGTTACATATGCCTCAGACAGTGATTCAAGCTCACTTGTTTTTTCTTCGACTTGTGATTCAAACAAAGTGGTCTGTTCACCAACAATGGATTCACGAATTTCAGCTTCTTTTTCAGACAGCATAGACTCGATAATCGCACTTGCTTTTTGTTTGAAATCCTCTGAAAGCTCTTGGCCTTCGAAGAGGGCTTTTACATGATCATTCATATTAAAACCTCGTTTCTCTAATCATTGTAATTCTATTTATAATACTTTTAATTCAAACTATTGATTTTTTACTCTAAATCGAATATACTGCTCTAATTTCTCTAAAAAAAGCCCTTCATCAATAGCAATGCCATCCTCTTGGACAGCAGGAATCCAAACTCCATTCTTATTAACCCATGAAGATTCTACTAGAGGGTTTACATAACAATCAGGGCCGGAAGGTCCATCAACACAATCAACGGCTGTCATCATATAATCCTTATTAACGTACTTCATGTCATTACGTTCACTTAGCGAACCAAGTCCACGAGTAGACACACCCATGTTAAAACCACCTTCCATAAGACCTTTAATGATCTGACCTTTTGGAGTGTTTAACACTTTTGCTTTACCAATTACGTTGTTACCATCCCATTTAAGTTCATTGATTAGGATAGCGGCTTTGGCTGGATCAGCAAATGGTCTATCAGGATGATTCAATTCACCCAATGCTCTACGCTTTGAAATAAACTTTTCGTTGTATTTTTCAACAGCCTGTTCCAAAACATCTTTCTCATAATATCGACCATTGCCATTTTTTACTTGGGCTTGGGCAAATATTCCTTGAATGAAAAGCTCTTTTCCGTTTTCAGTTTGCTCTGTTAGATTTTCAACTTCATAAGAGTTTTCCATTAAAAGTTTGACTGTCATTATTATTGTCCTTTAAAAATCCACATTCATTGATTGACTAATATTTGTTATTTGAATGTCACGAATGTAGAGGTTAAACACTTTATTTTTATCGACTGACTTTGCTCTGACCTTCATAGTAGAATCCTCACTGTTATAAGTGGGTATAAACTTAACTTCTATATCACGAGATTTAAGGACAGATTGAAAGAGCTTTATTTGATCTTGACCTTTCAAGCTTTCCTCTAGATTAATATTATCAGAAACATAGTCAGAAAATGTTTTAATCATCTTGCTTCTCTACAGATTTTGTTTTCATTGTTAAATAATCCTTTTAATAAGGTTTAACTAAGACCTAAACCCTTGCGTTTCTTTACAGCCTTAGCTCTCTTGCGATTACTACCAGCCTGAGATTTTCCCTTGCGAGTTTTAACTGATTTCTTAGCGGCTTTTTTTCTACTGGCTTTTTCAGAACCGGTCATCTTTACACAACTCAAACCATTGGATTTTAACTTAAAACCCGGTTTACATTTAACTCTTTTTGTTTTCTTTCCTTTTGAATCGACCCGAGTCTTTTTAGTAGCTTCGTCCAATTCTTCTTGTGTTTGTTGTTCTGACATGATGAGTCCTTATTTCTTCATCTTTTTCATTTCTTTCATTTCATCATCTTCGTCTTCATCATCTTCCATGTCCATGTCTTCTTCTTTCATAGACTTTTTCTTCTTACCATAGCCTTCTTTCATAGTAGGTGCTTTCTGCATCTTATCTACCATTTTTTTACCTTCTGCTTCCATTCCTTTTTTCTTTTCTTTCATTTCATCATCTTCGTCTTCTTCATCTTCCATGTCCATGTCGTCATCTTCTTCTTTCATAGACTTTTTCATGCCACAAGCTTCTGCAACATCAAATTTAGTTTGAACAATACTAACACCAGCCATTTCGGTTAATGCTGTTTTAATAAGTTGCATAGCGTCAGCAACTTTGCCTTCTTTAATAAGATCAACGAATTGTTGTTCTGTGTTCATGGTACACTTCCTCTAGTTGCTTTCTATAAATTGGTTTAAAATCTACCCCGATCTTCTTCATCAGGATTGTATTGTTTGTTATTTTTTTCTTCTTCAATAATCTTATCTTGTTCTTCAATCTCTTCATCAGATTGTTTAAGAATTTGTCGTCTAATATAATCGTGAGAGAAATACTTGCCTACGTAATCGTTAAGTTCATTTAGAAGCTCAAGACGATCACGCATCATTTCAAATTTCTTTTGTTCTTCAAGATACATGTCTTGCGAATAAACAAATTTGATCTGATTCTTTATTTTATCCCATTCCTTACCTGTAATTACTTTGGTAAGGATAAGTTCAGTTCGTAGAAGATCAAGAAACATCATGTTAAAACGTTTCTTAACTTTGGTTACAAACTTTCCGAATTTAAGCTCATCACGATTAATTTCTGTGTTTCTGCCAAGGCTAACGATAGAGTCAGCTTCAAGACGCGATACAGGGATGTTGAGAGCCTTGTACAAGCGTTTCAGGAAATAGACGACATCTTCTATGTCACCGAGGTTTTGGCCACCGGGTAAAGTAGAAACCTCTGTACCCTTGCCTGTGGATGCATTTCTAGGCATCCAATAATCTTCTTGCATCGTCATCAAGTGACGTGAATCTTTAAAGCTTCCTGAATCTGGATCGTAAGACATACGATTTCTGTAATTAGATTTCAGGTTCTTTAGATACTGTTCTGCTTTTGTCTTTGTCATCCCAGACGTATCGACATAAAAAACTCTACGCTCTGGTGCGCGAGTAATACGATACACAACAAGTGCGTTTTCCATCATACGTAGTTGGTTAGCAGGCTTTACCGCTTTGTGTAGCCAACTAATAGCGTATCCGCTATTGCTATCTGTTATACCAGATGTAACATATGTGATAGATTCTTTGTTAAGCTTTAAAGCTTCTTTAAAATTAGAATTTTTGTTTTGTTTTGTTTTCTGATCACTTGGATTAGTCTCGGCAATGTTTTCATTATAAATGAAATACTCATCAACCGCTTGAATTGTGTGGTTTGCTTTGTCGTATTCTACGTTACGAAATTTCGTGACGAAACGTGGATCAAGTTGAATGATATTAAGAAGACCGTTGTTAGACACACTCGCCTTGTCAATAACTTTCTGATAAGACAATCGACCATCAATATAAAAAGACTTAAATCGTCTATGGATGGTTGTGTTTAAGTCCAACAAATTATTAATCTTGTCCCAACTTTCATAAACAAAATCTTTTACCTTTTCAGATAAAATTTCATCGTCAATAGAAGAAAGATCAAGCTCAACAGCATTACTATCATTATCGCCAAATGTAACAGCCTCATTTACAATATCTTCAATTGCAAAATCAACTTCATTATAGTTAGAAACTTCTCTGTAAGTATTAATTAACTCCGCTTGGCTGTTATACGTAAAATCGTAGTTGAGAATAAACTCATTAATAGAATCTTCAAGAACGACAGCACCATCATTGTCATCAGTAGCAATCTGATTAGATAGTGTTTTTTTGTTTTCGTCTTGATCGCCTAACGATTTCTTATCAAGCCAACTAAACATTTCTTGTCTTTGGGCCATAATCAGTATATCACCTTATTAAATTTGGATTGTGTTGATTGTTTTTAAGTCTCAACACAATCCTATTTAGAACCAGTCTCAAGATTAAGTTGTGGTGTTTGATGTCATGTCGGAGAACTGGAAGCTTACTTCAAATTCTTCGATAGAATCATTGGTGTCTTGACCAAGTTCAATTGCCCCGATATTGCTAGGGTATGCCATTTTCAAAATATATTCTTTAATACGGTTGTCCTGTGAATCAAGCTGATACACACTCACAGTGGTCATATAATCATCTGGGCTTGTTACACCAGTGTTTGAGTTATAGCCGTTGATAGCATTGTGCCAGCGTTCAAACGCATCACGCAAAGCAAAGTTAGTGTCGTTTACGAAAGAAGCTGTCCATTCATCAAATGTTCTGTCACCGGCCAGTTTTAATGCACGACCACGGAATGGGCGTTCAATAGTACCTAGAGTAGAAGCAGGCAAAGATGTAGAGCTTACCAAAAAAGGAGTTTTTCGAGTATCTTCTGAACCACCAGCAAATGCAGGAAATTCAACCAAGACCTCAAAGCGGTTACTTCTGGCACCGCCTCCACTTAGGGCTGCTTTAAATTGGGAAATTGTAGCCATTTTTTTATAATCCTATAAATTGTTTGTCTTATATAACTTATTTATATG